TAGGAGGTTCTTTCCTTTTCTATAAGATAACTTTTATCTACCCCCAGTTTAACTGGGGGTTTACTCATGCCTTTTCGGCGGACAAAAAATCAATTTTAAAACTGTCACTTTTTAAAATTGAGAGAATAATTCAATTTAAAAAAAACTGTTTTTTGAAATTGAATGGAATAGATATTTTCAAAATCGCTATATTTTACAAATGATTTTAACAAAAAACAATATAAAGGCGTATAAAGACACATGGAAATGCACAGGTTTTGGTCAAAATATGACAAGATTTCGGTTTGAAGCGATTCGAAACCATTTCAAGACATATAGAACTAAATCTATTTTTGCAAATATCTGGAGATTACTCTAATGGATTTTTACCATTTTCCTTTTCTGATTCTGCTATCAGTTGTTTTTGAACTATTTTAGCAAGTTCGCGGCGTTCTTCTTCTGTTGGTGGCGGAGCATTGGGATTTAAAGGATTACACATGAAGCCTGTCATATTTTTCATGATGTAGTCCAGATCGTCAAGTCTTGGGTCATGTTTTGGCATTGGGATACCTTCTTTCTGTAATTTTGTTACCAACCTATAAATCTAATTGTCTTGTATTCCAAAATAATTTGCCATCATTTCTATATCATTTTGGATAGATACAAGCTCATAATATAGGGCTGTTTTTTTACTTGAATCAAAATTTACTAATAGACTATAATAAAACATATAAATGAAGGGAGGGGAATCAATGCAGAACTTTATAGATGAATATGTAAATTGGCTAAAATCAAATATGAGTTCAATTCAATTAAAGAATGGAATGACAGAGATTACCACGCCCTTTTTAGACAGAAATAACGATTATACGCAAATATATATATCGGAGGCAGTCTCAGGGTATAAAATTTCTGATGCAGGATATACCATTAATGATCTTGCTATCTCCGGTATAGATATTTTGACTTCTGCAAGACGTAAACAAGTTTTAAAAATAATTCTGAATCGGGCTTCTATTAAATTCGATCCGGCAACAAATGAATTGTTTTTACATACGCTTAAAAATCCTATCGCAGTGGCACAATCCTGTCATAGATTGATACAAACAATGTTGGATATAAATGATATGTTTTATCTAAATATACCAAATGTCAAAGGCCTATTTAACGAAGATGTAAAGAATTTTTTTCAGGAAAAGAAAATTTACTCTACACGAGATGTATCATATGTGGGAAAATCCGGTTTTCTTCATTCATACGATTTTCTTCTTCAGCAGAATGATATCAACCCCGGCCGATTAATCAAACTAATGAATGTTCCACAAAAAGACAATTTTGAAAGGTGTGTATTTGCTTGGAATGATATACAAGGGCTATTAGCACAAACTGGAGATATTAAAAAATGTATAGTTCTTATAAATGATGAAAATAAAACAGTTAGTGACAAGATTATAGATGGATTTTTATCTTATGATATAGAACCGAGTCTGTGGTCAGAAAGGGAAAAATATGTAAAAAAATTTGCTTAGTTGATTAAAATAAGGACTGTGTTATATCTGTTTTTTGCGGTCGAATTAGATTCAATTCTGTGAATTTACAAAATTGAAGGAAAAGCTCAAGTTGCTGATAAGCGTCAGAAATGTTAAGAATTTGAGCCAAATTAACATTAGAATTAATTTCTCGCACTTTTTCATGATCAAGAGGATAAGCCCATGTATGACCATAATTCATTTTGTATATATGTAAACGATTGCCCTCAATCTTTTGTCCATCTGGATTAGAATGAGGTCTTCCGGGGTCTAAGTCTAATCGCAATAATGGGAATGTTTGTCTCACGCGTTCTTGCAATGTGATTTTTTCAAGACTATAAGACCCCTGGTGAATATCTATATAGAAGGGAGAATTTGTAAAAACACCTATGGCGTCTAATTTACAGGTACCTCCAGCTTTTGGTAATTTAGGAGTTGTCGTAATAAGTCGTTTTTGTTCGGCGATCAAGTTAGAAGCTTCTTTATCAGTTGGTTCTTGAAATTGCCTGCGCATATAATGTGCCCTTTCTTATTTACGATTTGGTTATCATTGTACGTTTTACACGCTCATGTTTTAGTCAAAATCTTTCGAAAATCTACAATTATAAAGTTTCCTCTTTTTCCTTGATTTTAGGAGAAATGGCTTCATACTGGACATTGATAACAGCATTTACCGTGGCTTTTCCAGCGGGGAAAGAGCCCGGTATTTTTTTATGAAGTTTATTTCTTTATTATTAACTTACAATTTCCCTCTGATTTCAACGACTTTACCAAGAATAGTCACCGGAAGTTCCTTACATTCTTTTTTATTGTATGTCTTTGGTGTGTAAACGGACGGATTCCAGCCAATTAATGTCAAGCCGGCATCTGATTTACTGATCTGCTTTACCGTGGCGTCGTTACCGTTGACCAAGACGACAGCTATGTCTCCGCTGTCCACATCCGGCTGGCGCCGAACGATGACCACATCACCATCCATCATGCGGGGTTCCATGGATTTCCCCGCTATTTTTAACGCAAAGTATTCACCCGTTTTGGCCATGTTTTGCGGGATTTTTTCCCAGTCTTCAATATCCGTGATGGCCTCGATAGGAATGCCTGCAGCCACTCTGCCAAGAACGGGAATGCGGATCCCTTTAGCGGAAGAAGATGGTTTGTCTGTCTTGTCTTCTATCAGGTCAGATTTTTCTATATGAAAATAATCAGCCATCATTTCAATTTTATCAATTCTAGGGTAATTGACTCCTGTTTCCCATGATGTGAAAGTTGTATATGCAAATCCCAAATCTTTACATATATCATTTCTACTTTTCTGATATAAATCCATATATTTTCTTAAATTTTTTGAAAAGACCTTTTTATTTCCCAAGTCACTCATTCAATCACCCCTAATCATATTTACATATATATTACAGTTTACAGGTAAGAAAATCAAGATTAATTTTAAAGAATTACATTTTCTCTGTTGATTTTACAGTTTAAATATAATATAATAAATCGCAGAAGGAGGTGCGATGATGAAAAAGAGTAAAAGCGATAATACGAAATTCACATTGAAAGCTTGTCGCGTAAATAAAAGATTAACGCTTAAGGAAGCCGCAGGTCGGCTTGGTATAAGTGAATTTACATTAGGCAACTATGAGTCGGGAAAAACGTTCCCAACAGTACCAATTATTGCGAGAATTGAACGGCTTTATGGAATTAGTCATAACGAAATTATTTTTTTACCATGATATTACAGTTTAAATATAAAAAGTACGAAACAAGAAAGGAGAGGTGAGAGTGTTGGAAACGTCTGATGGAAAAACCTTAGAAAACAGGATGCGTCAAGGTGAAAAAAGTTTTAAGTCACTAAGTACGGAAGAGCAAATATTGTGCTTGTTCAGAATGATGCAAAAGATGACGTTTTTGATTTCAAAGATTATAAACAAAGATTTTTAAATCGCAACCCCAACATGGTAATGCAAGAAATTTCGGCCAGTATTTCTATGTCTGTATAGTCATTTTGAAGTGATTTATAGAATACAGTTGATTTCAGTTTTTGTACTTCTGGTGAGGTATCGGTGAACATGAATTGGAATCCAGAATTACTTCTCGACACCTTCAAAGGGCAGAGCCAGAAAGCGGGGTGAAAAAGATGGAAGAAATGAAAGACCGTATTAAAGAATTACAGATGGCCGTGAAGCCGCTGATTGAATATATGCGTAAATATGAAACGCCCATGACTAAGGCAATAGTCACAGGCGCCGGCGTGGAAATAGTATCCACGGAAATCCATATTCCTTTTGAAGAAGATTGGGGTTAGCGAATACGAACTTCACCACGACCCTTCAAGTATTTATGAACGAACGATCCTTTTGAGGATGCATTCAAGAATTGTGAAAATAATTCTTCACTGCAATTGGGATAACGATAAGCATATCCATTATGAAAATGAACTTCAATAACGCCATCTTCATATCCAATGGATTCAACGTTCGATGATGAAACAGGAATCATATCCATAAAAATTCACCTCCTCTCTATATGAATTATAGGGGAGCGTGGAGCGTAAAGCAAAAGCGAGGTGAGAAAAGTTGGAAGAGGAAATCTTATCTTTGCTGAAAGGCAAAAGCGTGGCGGATATTGATGAAATATTAAACTCCGTGCGGAAACGTGTCGCGATGAACTCTATTTATGGAAGTGCAAAAGACATTGAATCATGGGAAAAGCAAAGATTGAAAAAAGCACAGGAGTTCATTGACTCATATACGGCAACCATGCTGAAGTCTCGGGTGGAAAGATTTAATTGTTTGAATAATCATTCAGCTTCGCATAGTCGTTCAATATCAAGGAGAGTTTACGATTTTTTCCTAAACATTCTACGGCGATTACCTTAATATCAGAAGTTCCTTGCTTTTCGGGAGATTTGAGGAGTGTGCTGTGTATGAATTGGATTTGTCTATAATAGCTGCCTGCAAATTGCAAATTCTCTTTGGGCATTTCTGTGAGGTATGGCAGTGCCAGCATCCCGAAAGTAGATGCTAAGTCTGAATCGTAATCTGAGGAGTATTTATTGATAATCGATAGCAGCGCGTCATAATGGGTTTTCAATTCAATATCCGCAAGGATGGCATATTTTTGAGACAGCTTTGCTTCTTTATACTTTTGTATCCACCATGTTGCAAAGAGAATAACAAGTCCTGATACGATGCCCTGAAATAGCAAATCGATTATTTTGTCAATGAACATCACGGAAAATCACGTCCTTTCTGCCAACATTATAACAGAGTGAGCAGAAAGAGATTTACAACAACCTACCACAGAAAAACATAGAAAGGAAAGAAAAATGGAGAGAAGAACGTACACCGTTTCAGAAACCGCTGAAATCTTGGGCATATCAACGGATGTCGTCTACCGCATGAAAAATGACGGCATCCTTCCGGCGGTGAAAAATCTGTCTGCCATCCGCTTTCTAAAGCGGGACGTACTCGCAATGGTCGGAGAAAAACCGGATGATTTTCGTCCGTCCGCAGTCCGAAGACTGCAGAATGAATTGTCTCTTGCAAAGCAGGAGAATGAACGCTTGCGAGGCGTTATTCGCCAGATTTGTATAGCTGCTAATACGGCAGCAGTGCAGGAGGGGTTATGAACAAGCCATTAATTTTCACAGCGGCTCTAATGTCAGCCGCACTGGTGGCAGGTGCCGCGGTGGACGCGGACAACATTTACAACCGGCTTTTTCCGGAAACTCGAATTGTCGAGTACCGCCGGGAGGTAAGGGCAGGCGACACGCTCTGGGATATCTGTGGCGAAATAGCCACGGATAAAGAAGACCTGCGAAAACTTGTCTGGCAGGCAAAGAAAGATAACCGGATAAAAGACGTGGGCAACCTGCAGCCGGGAATGTTAATTGTAGTTAGGGTAGAGGAGGCGAGAAATGGCGCGGAATAGAGTCAGATTTAGACAGTCAAGGTTTTTAAAAGTAGAGGAGTGAGAAATCGGTGAATGCAGCAGATCATGATTTAGTCAAAAATTACTTGCGATTTGATGAAATGAAAAAAGCCGATTGATATTTGCACTATCAATCGGCAGGCGGAAAAGGTCGGTACTCTTTCCGCCTCTATTATAACACAGGAGGTAAAAACAATGACATTAAATCATAAAATATATGAATTGCTTTCTAAGAATCCGGATCTGACATCCAGTGAATTGGGTGCTATGGCAAAATGTACGGCTTCCAATGCGAAAATGATTAAGTTCCGTTTACAGCAGGCTGGATATATTGATTATCCCAAAGGCGGTCATCCGGTGACAATTCTACGGCCATACAACGGCTGTCCAATTGAAGCCAGATCCCGGCGGCAGAAGATATCAAATGAGGTCATTACATACTTAATGAATGATTTCCGAGCAGCGGAATCCTGGCAGGACCGTGTCCAGATTGCCAATAATATTCGTTTATGGTTGTGCAGAAGTTAAGGAGAATGCATATGAAAACAATATCTGCAGATGCTACCGTTACGGAATTGCAGGTTATTGAGCCGCAGATTCTTTCCGCGGATTTCAACGTAACTACTAATTTTGAAGAAGTCAAACAAAACTTAAAAGCGATTACGGAAAAATACATAGGACTGGTTGTCACCGACCAGAACCAAAAGGATATGGAGAAAACACTACGGGAAGTGGTATCTCTCCGAACAAGCATTCAGAAATTTGAAGTCAACGGGAAACGGAAGCTCCGCAAACCTGTTGATCAGTTTGCAGAGGCCTGTAAAGAACTTTTAAAAATTGTAAACGAAGCGGAACGACCGCTCCGGGAGCAGTTGGACGCTTACGAAGCAAAACGGCAAGAAGGCGTAACAAAAGCCATTGAGCATAAGTACAGAAAAAAGTCGGATGAATTAGGCGTTCGTGATGAATTCCGCCACTTGGAAATCCTTGCTAAATGGATGAATAAGACAGCGAAATGGACAGAAACCTGCAGTGATATCGATCGTATGGCAATGGAGCACTTGTCAGCGCAAAAACAGCATGATGATCTCAAAGAACTCCGCAATTCCCGCCGTGAGCTGGCACTTCTACAGATAGAGAAAGCCAATAGAGACTATGCTTTGGCAACGCCCATTACGGAAGATTTCCTGACAGACGAGCTGCTGGACACATCAGCCGAAATCATTAAAAACACAATCAATGAGGAAGCGCTGCGCCGCCATGAGATGGATGAGAATGCAAGGCAGGTATCCTCGCCCGCTGTTTCAGCTCCACCGCCGGCGGCCAAGCCTCCTGTGGTACCAATACCGCAGGTTGAGCCCGGTGTGTCATGGCCTAAGGTAATGACGGTCACAATCACACTTAACAGTTCATTTGACTATCAGGCAGTAGAAAACGTATTAAGCAGTCTTCCGCCGCAGATTCGATGGAATTCCGATATAAAGGAGATATAACCATGGCGATTGAATTTAAAAAAGCACATCGATCCAAAGCTAAGCTCAGGCTGGCTATTGCGGGTCCGTCAGGAGCGGGGAAAACATATTCGGCACTTCTGATTGCATCGGGTATTGTTCCTTTGGAAAAGGTGGCTGTTATTGACACAGAATCAGGATCTGCAGATTTGTATGCAGATTTAGGCGGATATTCCACGGTGACGATTAATCCGCCGTATAGCCCTCAGAAATATATTGAAGCAATCCACGCGGCAGAAGCGGCAGGATTCGAATTAATTATTATTGACAGCCTGTCACACGCATGGAGTGGAGAAGGGGGCCTGCTTGACCAGCAGGGGAAAGCGGCAGACAGCAAGTACAGAGGAAACAGCTGGGCGGCATGGCGCGAAATTACGCCGCTTCACAACCAGCTGGTAGAGACCATGCTGCATACGCCACTCCACGTCATTGTCACAATGAGAAGCAAGACGGAATATATACAGACCGATGTAAATGGAAGGAAACAGATCCAGAAGGTCGGCATGGCACCTATTCAGCGTGACGGTATTGAGTACGAATTTACCACTGTTTTTGATTTATCGCAGAACCATACAGCCACGGTCAGTAAGGACAGGACAAAGCTGTTCGATGGGCAGTATTTTACGCCTACGGCTGATTGCGGCAAGGCCCTCCTGCAGTGGCTTAATGCAGGTGCTCCGGTTACAGAACCCGCGCCTGTTATCCGTCAGGCCGCAATGCCGGCAGTTAATCAAATGCCTGTAAACTCTGCCGCCGGCAAACCACAAGACAAAACACACCGCCAGCGTTTGGAACGAATTTGGGCACAGATCGGCTGGGATAAAACACAGCCGCTGGACACTTATATGACTGCCCGGATGCAAGGACAGCGCGGAGCCGCGGCGACAGTCAACGACGCGACAGACGCCGATTGGCTTGCCGTAGATAGAGAGATTACAAAATACCTGATTGAGCAGGGACAGGCAAAAATCGCGGAACCTCTTACCGGCGAACCGCTTTTAAATGATACAGATGTCCCATTTTAAAAATAAAGGAGAATGACTATGATTTCAGCTACACTTTACGGAAGAATTGCGAGAGAACCGGAGCTGGTACAGCCGATGACGGGCAGAGACGCTTATGTGCGGTTTTCTATGGCGGTGGAAACCGGGCGCAAAGACGAAAACGGCAACCGAATTGCACAGTTTGTCAGTATTTCTGTATTCGGAAAACAGGGAAATACAATCCTCCAGTATTTTCATAAGGGCAATCGTATTGCATGCCATGTGCGGAATCTGGAAGCCCGTGCTTATACTGACAAAGCCAACCAGCCGCAGGCAAGTCTCAACGCCGTATTGACAGGGGTAGAATTTGTTGAAACGAAGGCAGAACAGGAACAGTCAGCGCCGCAACCTGCCGCCGTTCCGCAGATGGGGAC